GCCGAGTTTTTCGCGAAAGCCTGACCGAAAAAGCGAATGTTACCGCGTAGCTGGATACCAATAGTTGAAGTAACCGTTGAGGTGTGAGCATGCGAAGTCGAGGGGCCCTGATGTTGGCCAGATCGTCGAAGACGCAGATCCAGCTCGCGAAAGAGCTCGGCGTATCCCGGATCACGCTCGGGAAGTGGATGAACGGGCAGGCGACCCCGGCGTCAGAGCGGCGGGAGGCGATCGCGCGCGTCCTTGGGATCCCGGCCGAGGAGTGGGTCGAGCCGGCAAAGGGGGCGCTCAAGGCGGTGCCCAAGTCCGAGGCCCCGAAGTCGGAGATCCCCCGCGGCGCCTACGACAAGGCGATGATGCTCGAGGACATGGCGGCGAGGCTGATGGAGCAGGTGCGCGACGACCCCACGTCGACGCCGTTCGAAAAGGCGCGGATGCTGCCGAAGATCGCATTCACCTTGCGGGAGCTGCAGAAGATCACGGACGTCCGGATCGTGATTTTCAGGCTCCCGATCTGGAAGCAGATCAAACTCGCGCTCAAGGCAGGCCTCACGGGGCACCCTGAGGCCGCGGAAGCCGTTGCGCGAGAGCTCCGCAAGCTCGACACGGAGGCGTTGTGACCTCGGAGCTGACGGTGCAGCTTGCCCTGCAAGCCGTCCACGCCGCGGACGCCGCGCTCGTCTTCGAGGACCACTGCAGCGAGATCGGGTTCGACTGGTCGGTGGAGGTGCACTACCCCCGGCCCGTGTACCGCAGCGCGCCGCTCGTCGCGCGCGAGCATGTCGGGACGCGCCAAGCGGTCGGATCGCGTCACTGGCACGCGCCGACGCGGCGGCATTCGACCATGTCGTCCGCCGAAAGCTCGTGCTGCGCACACTCGTGGCCGGGCGCCATCGTCCCCTCGCCAGCGATGTGCTGGAGGCCAAGCGCGTGTCCGAATTCGTGACGGACGACGGTGCGAAACGCGCCCTTGCCATCGCCGTTGAAGCACGCGTCGTTGAGCTTCGCGATCGACACGAGCTCGATACGCTCCTTCGACGGCTCGTGGATCCCCGTCCAAGCCTTGCTCGTCGCCGGCGAGACGTGCCACGCGGCGTGCGTGTCGAGCGCGATGGGATGCTCCGACACCGCGTTCCAGTCAGCCGCCGCCTCGAGGATCTCGGTTTGCTCCTCGGCGGTGAAGCCAGCGTCGATGGCGAAGACGAGACGGTCCGCCGGCGCGGCGACGGGAGAGGACGCGCAGCCGACTGCGGCGAAGGAGAGGGCGACGAGGGCGGCGACGTGCTTGCTCATGCCCATACTCAACGGCACGTCTCGGAGAATCTTCAGGGGAGCGATAGCAAAGGCAAAAAGATGTTGACAATCATGCAGTAAGCCCCCTTCTGAAAAGAAGTGTGCAAACGCCACGTAATCCGGACTTCGGCAGAGTGCATCCCCGATGCAGGCGATGCACCTCGAGCGGCACACCGGCGAGCGCCAGCGCCCGTCGCTCTTCGCCGATCTCGCGTCCGTCGCCGATGCCGTAGCGCTGTCGAGCAGGGAGACGACCTTCCCTTCGACGCGATGGCGGCGCAACCCCGTCGGCTTCGCGCGCGACGTCTTGCAGATCGAGCTGTGGTCCGCGCAGGTCGAGATCGTCGAGTCGATCCGCGACCACCGGAACACGACGGTCCGGAGCGGTCACAAGTGCGGTAAGTCGACCGCGCTCGCCGTCGCGGCCCTATGGTTCTTCTGCTCGTTCGATCGCGCGCGCGTCCTGATGACCGCGGTGAAGGCGTCGCAAATCGACGACGTGATCTGGAAAGAGATCCGCCGGCTCTACCGCGAGGCGAAGATCCCGGTCGGGGGACAATGCTACGTCCAAGCGCGCACCGGACTCCGTGACGACGACGGTCGGCAGGTGTGGGGGATCACGGCGCGGAACGGCGAGGGGCTCGCGGGGATCTCCGGTCCGAACGTCCTCGTGCTCGCGGACGAAGCGAGCGGGATCAACGACCGTTTTTTTGAGGTGCTCGACAGCGCCCTCGCCGGCTCCGGAGGCACCGTCCGCAAGTGTTACATCTCGAACCCGACGCGGACGAACGGCGAGTTCTACCGGTCGCACACGACGAACGGGGCGCTGTTCCACAAGATCCACATCTCGAGTGAGGAGACCCCGAACGCGCGCGGCGAGAAGGTGATCCCTGGTCTCGCTGGACCCGACTGGATCCGAGAGAAAGTCGCGGAGTACGGGGTCGACTCGCACGCGTATCGCGTCCGCGTCCGCGGGGAGTTCGTCCACGACCGCGACGGGAAGATCATCTCCCTCGACCTCATCGCCCAAGCGCAAGCCGCGTGGGACGAGAGCGACGACGATGGCGTGCTGCAGCTTGGCGCGGACCCCGCGGGCGACAGCGTGATCGGGGACGAGAGCGCGTTCGCCGTCCGACGCGGGAATCGCATCGTTACCGTGCTCGCACGGCGCGGGATGAGCGAAGACGAGGTCGTCGCGATGATCGCCGATCTTATCGCGACGCACCGACGGCCGCGCGAGCTCGCGATCCCGCGCGTAGCCATCGACGCCGAGGGTGGCGTGGGAGCGCGCGTGCTCGGCAAGCTCGAAGCGTACGTCGACGCGCATCGCGATGAATTCGAGATCGTGCCCGTCCGGTCCGGGAAGAAGATGTGGGGCTCGCCGGAGTACGACATGGTTCGCGATGCGCTTTGGGGTCAAACCCAAAAGTGGCTCCTCGCGGGCGGGTCGATCCCCGAAGACGTCAAGCTCTCCCAAGAGCTCAACGCGCCGAGCTTCTCGGCGGACAAGAACGCGCGATTCGTGGCGACCGGAAAGAAGGAGCTCCGGAAGGAGCTCGGACGATCGACGGACCGCGCGGACGCCGTGTGCCTCGCGATCTGGGGCTTCACGGAGGACGGTTCATCGGATGAGGACGATGTCCCCGAAGCGACGACGACGACGGCCGCTGGCGCCGCTTCGAGCCGCGACGACGAGGACGACGTCTACGGCGGGCCCGCGCTCGATCCCTGGGAGGGTCTTTCCACGTGGGGGCGCAGTCGATGAGCTGGCTCCGCAAGATCGCCGCGCTCGTCGGGATCTCCGCCTACACGGTGGCGTCACGGAACGTGAACCCCGCGGCGCCGTCGCTCGACGATCCGCGTGTGGTCAGGATGCGAGAGGCCCTTGGCGGTCAGCTCTCGCAGATGCCGATCACCCAGACGCGGTGGCATCTCTCCGACCTCGAGAGTGCGGAGGTCCTCGCCGACACGGGAGACCTCTCCGGCGCGGGAAGGCTGATGCGGTCGGTGCGGAAGGATGGCACGTTTGCGGGCGTCCTCGGCACACGCACGGGCGGCCTCGTTCGCTTGCCGAAGAAATTCCGGGGCGAGGCGGAGATCGTCCAGCAACTCGAGGTCGGCCACGAGTCGGTGCGCTCCGTCTTCGACGAGATGTTCCCGCCGACCGAGCTAGCCAATTTCCTCGCCGACGGGATCCTCCTCGGCGTCGCCGTCGGCATCCTCGAGCCCGTCGAGGGACGCGACTACCCCGTCTTCGTTCGCCTCGAACCGGAGAACCTTCGCTATCGGTGGAACGAGGGGCGCTGGTACTACGTCTCAATCGTCGGCCTGATCCCCATCGATCCCGGCCAGGGACGCTGGGTGCTTCATCTCCCCGGCGGACGCGTCGCGCCGTGGCAGAACGGACTATGGCGCGCGATCGGTCAGTCGTGGATCGACAAGCAGCACGCGCGGCTCTACAAATCGAACTGGGAGGCGACACTCGCCAACCCCGCGCGCGTCGCCGTCGCACCGCAAGGTGCCGCCGAGAAACAGAAGCAGTCTTGGTTCCGCGCCGTCATGGCGTGGCGAATCAACAGCGTCTTCGGCCTCACACCCGGCTACGACGTCAAGCTGCTCGAGTCGAATGGCCGCGGCTGGGAGTGCTTCACGAAGACAATCGAGATCTCGAACCGCGACATGGTGATCGCGCTCTCGGGGAGCACGGTCCTCGTCGACGGAGGGACGGGGTTCGCGAACGCGGACGTCCACGCCGCGATCCGGCACGACCTCATCAAGGGCGATGCCGAAGGGCTCGCATACACCCTCAACACGCAGGGGATCCCCCCGTGGGTCGTCGACCGATGGGGAGAGGCCGGGCTCGAGCATTCGGCGCTCGTAGAATGGGACGTCACCCCGCCGGAGGATCGCTCGAAGGAAGCGACCGCGATGGGCCAGGTCGCCAACGCGATCACCGCGATGAAGGCAGCGCTCGAAGGGACGGGCGTCGAGCTCGATGTCAGCGCCGTCACGGTGAAGTACGCGATCCCGGTGACAGCGGTCGCCGTCGGGGAACCCGTGCTCGCGGACAATAGCGATGGTGCGATCGACGTAGACGTCGAGGACGACGCCGAGCAGGAGGCCGCGTGAAGCGCGCGCGGTTCATGCCCACGGGGCTCGTCGCGATCACCGCGGACGGGTGGGGCGCGGACTTCGAGGTCGTCATGGGTCCGAGCGAGCCCTTTGAGGTCCACGGCGACTACGCGGTCGTTTCGGTCTGCGGGCCCCTGATGCAGCACAAGACGTTTTGCTGGGATTCGTACGAGGCGATCGCCGAACGCGTCGACGCCGCGCTCGCCTCCGGTCGCCCCGCACTCATGCTGAAGCTCAGTTCGCCCGGTGGCCAAGTCGCCGGGGTGTTCGAACTCGCCGGCGCGATCCGCACACGCGCCAAGAGCAAGGGCAAGGCGGTCTGCGCGTACGTCGATGGCGTCGCAGCATCAGCCGCGTACGCGCTCGCGTGCGCTGCGGACCGGATCTACGTCCCCGCGACAGGCATCGTAGGCTCGATCGGATGCTTGCAGGTCACGGTCGATCAGACCGCGTTCGACCGGGCGAGCGGGTTCGGCTACGAGCTCATCGCGTCGGGCTCGCGCAAGACGGACGGCAACCCGCACGTCTCGATGAGCGACGAGGCTCGAGCGGCGATCCTGTCCGGGGTCAATGACATGGCCGCGACGTTCTTCGCCTTCGTCGACGCCGCCCGTCCCGGTGCCGGATCGGCGGGATTGGATGCGGCGATCTTCGTCGGGCAGAAGGCCGTCGACGCGAAGCTCGCAGATGAAGTGAAGACGTTTGCGGAGCTCGTCGCGGGCGAGACGCGAACCACAACCGCCGCCATGATCGCGGCAACGGAGAATGCCGTGGATGAAGATGAAGTGAAGGAGGCGCTCAAGGCGATTGCCGAGGGCAAGGACGAGAAGGCGGCAGCACGCGCAAAGAAGGCGCTCGCGGCCTACGAGCCCGACGGCGACGAGGACAAGGACAAGGACAAGACGGACGCGAAAGCGGAGTCCGAGGACAAGTCCGACGAGGAGGACAAGGAGAAGGACGCGAAGACTGCAGCCTCGACCACGACCTCCGCGGCCCTCAACCCTCACCTCAACATCCTCGCCACGGTGCAGTCGCTCACCGCGTGGAAGGAAGCGCAGGAGGAGAAGACCGAGCGCACCGAGCTCATGGCCTCCCGGCCGGACTTCGCGAAGGACGTCGTCGCCTTCCTCGAGCGCCAACCGCTCGGCGTCGTGCGCGACGCGGTGAAGTCGCTCCCTCGCGGCACGACCGCCAAGGGTCAAGTGGCCGCGGCGCGCGCGGCCATTGGGGTGACGCCGACCATCGCGCAGCCAGGCGTCGAGAGCCGGCTCCCTCCCGACGAGGCGCTCGCCCTCGATCGTCAGATGGGACTCGCGCCCCCCGAAGCGGCCATCCGCAACGAAGGGACGAAGCAGATCCTCGGAGTCATGACGCCTGCGCAAGCGCGGGCTGAGATCGCTCGCCGTGCTGCGGTGAGTGGAAAGGCGGCAGCCAAGTGACAGCACTCGCCGGAAACCGCGCGCCGAACGAGGTGCGCTGGAAGTACAAGATCTTCACCCTCGCATCCGGGCAGGTCGCCTACCAAGGCGCCGAGCTCGGCTACAACCGGTCGACGAACAAAGTCTCCAAGATCACGTCGGGCGCGACGACGCTCATCCCCGTCGGTACCTCGGTCGATAAGGTCGATGCGACCTCTGCCGATGCGGACGTCAACGTCGACCTCGGTAGCGAGCTGACGCTCTTCTGGTGTCCGAACGCGACCGGCGGCGACGCCGTGGCCTCGACAGACGTCCTGAAGGACGTGTACTGGACCGACGACCAAACGGTCACCATCACCTCGACGCTCGGTCCGCTCGCTGGGCGCGTGTGGGCGGTCGATTCGACGAAAGGCGTCCTCGTCGAGATGATCCGCCCGCGCATCGGCGTGGACGCGGACTCGGACATCAGCGCGACGCTCGCCGCGCCGGCGTTCGCCTCGAACGACTCGGTACCGACGGACATCACCGCCGGAGCGATCTACTCGATCCCGTCAACCGGCGCGGCGTCCACCGTCACGCTCCCCGCCGCCGCCGCCGACGGCACCGTGGCGTACTTCGTCGCCGACGGGTCCGCGAACGGGCACACGGTCCAGTACCGTGACGCCACCGGTCCCGCCAACCTGACCACCGCGCTCACCGCGTCGAAGCGACACCTCGTCGTCGTCACGAAGACGGGCGGCAAGTGGTTCGCAAACGCCTACGTGAGTCCGTGAGGAGGACCCAGCCATGCCCGCATTGACTCCGTCATTCGTGTTCGATCTGGAATCCCGCATGCGGATGATCCAGGAGAACGAGTATCTCCGCCTCACGAGTCAGCTGTGGTGGCCGGCATGCACGAAGGTGCTGCCGACGCAGTCGCGCCGCGAGATCGTGACGTGGGTGCTCAACACCGCGCAGCTCGAAGATCAGGGGCAAGGCGGAAACATCGCCTTCGACAACATGACGATCCTCGAGACCGAGTACGCCCCGAAGACCGCCGGCAAGGGCCTGAAGCTCCGTCGGCAGCAATTCGAGGATCTCGACGGAAATGGCGTCCAGCTTGCGACCGATTGGTCAGTGCAGATGGGGGCGCAACAAGCGTATTGGCCGCAGAAGCAGGTCGCGACGCTCCTCAAGAACGGGGCGCTGTCGACGTCGAAGTCCTACGACGGGGAGGTGTTCTTCTCCGCCTCGCACCCGAACAACGGACAGAACACGGCGAACGGCACCTTTGCGAACCTTCTCACGGGGGGGACCGCGGCGCCGATCGACACGAGCGTGACGGCGGACGTCGCACTCAACAATCTCGGGAAGGTGTTCGGGGCGGTCGCGAGCCTCAAGATGCCGAATGGATCGGACCCCCGGCGCCTGCGGCCGTCCGCGATCCTCTGCTCGCCGGTCCTTTACCCGCGTGCGGTCCAACTCACCAACGCCCGACTCCTCGCGCAAGCGGCGGCGACCGGCGGCGGTGGCGCGGACGTCGAGGCCATCATCCGCGCTCTCGGGTACGGGCAGCCGATCTGCTGCGACGAACTCGCCGGATTCGAAAGCGATACGACGTACTTCGTCGTGTGCGATGCGATGGCCTCATCTCAGATGGGCGCCATCGTCTACGTCGACCGTGAGCCCTTCTCGGTCCGGTACTACACCGGCCGCGGTGGAGGGACGGGGGTGGACGCCGTCCTCGACCGCGCCGACGAGCTCGAATGGCACACGAGCGGCCGAAACGCCGTCGGCTACGGCCACCCTTACGGCATCTTTAAGGTCAAGGCAGCCTGACCCCCTACGGCCCATAACGGCCGCTCCTCACCCCTGTAAGTCGCCTCACCCCGACGGTCCACGCGCTCTCCCGGCGTGGGCCCCGGGGTCGGCCTATTGAAAGCATGCCCCTCGCCGGAAGCCTCCTCGACCTCGACGAATTCGCCGCGCGCACCATCGCGCCGGCGAGCATGGTCATGGGGGACTTCTTCGATCCTACGGGGGCGTGGACGGACGCGACGCTCATCGCGAAGCGCACGGCACACCGCACCTTCGTCCAGACGCAACTCATCATCGGGACGAGCAGGATCTACGCGCGGCTCCGCAAGCGGTACGCGGTGCCGTTCGTCGCTCCCGTCCCGGAGATCGCATGCGGCTGGCTTGTCGCGCTCGTGACGCCCATGGTGTATCGGCGTCGAGGGATTGATCCCTCGGACGAGCAGATCGAATCCCTCGACGCCGCGGCTGCGCAAGCCCTCGACGAGCTGAAGGAGGCCGCGGACTCGGAGGTCGGCCTCTACGATCTCCCCCTCCTCTCGACGGCCAAGGGTGGCGATGACGGCCCCACGCTCGGCGGGCCCTTCGGATACAGCGAGGCCTCACCGTACACGTGGACGGATCGGCAAGCCGAGGCGGTGAAGGACGAGAGAAGCCGATGAGCGGCCACGCTGAACTCGAGGCGTTCATCGCCGGCGTCGAGAGCCTGCGACGGCTCAACGAGCGCACTGCGAAGGCGGCTGAAGCCGACATCCTCGCCGAGGTACGCAAGACGGCAGCGGCTGGACAGACGCCATCAGGAGATCCATGGCCTCCACTGGCCGACGGAGGCAAGCCACTCGCGGGGGCCGCGAAGGCCATCTCGTCGAGCGTGAAGGGCGCGCGTATCGATCTGAAGATCGGGCCGCCGTGGGTCTACCACCATCATGGCGCCGGAGGCTCGTCGCAGACGAAGGAAGCGAAGCGCCACCGTCAACGCGCCGCCGCAAGGCACGCAAAGGGCGGAACGAAGTCCAAGTTCCACGCCCCGAAGCGCCAGATCATCCCCGACCCCGGCGACCCGATCCCCCCTCCGATGAAGGCGGCCATCGTCGACGCCGCAACGCGCGTCTTCGAAAAGGCGGTCGGCTGATGTTCGTCCAGCTGGTCGACATCGTTCGCGCGCGCCTCGCCGATCGCGGCTTCACGGACGTGACCGTCGTCGATGGGATCGAGTCGCGCAACGACCAGACAAACTTTGGCGACGGGGGATCCGCGAACCGCGTCGCCTTCGTTCCCGCAGCCGATCCGCTCGAGATCCTCGCACCACGTTTCATCGGCGAGGGCGACGACGGCGAGTTCGGCGCGAAGCGGCAGCTCTTCAACGTCAACTTCGTCTTCGACGTCTTCTTCGCTGGCTACGTCCCGACCTCGGAGCGCGAGCTCGACCACCGCCGCAGGTGCTTCGATCTCTGGGAGGTCGTCGCGCAGGAAGTCCAGCGCGCGTACTGGGGCGCCCACGAGTGGACGGGCGCGCGGTGGACCGACACCCGAAAGCAAGGGCGCTTCGGCGCCGAGCTCGCCGCCACGCTCGTCCTCAACATCCCAATCTTCGACACCTCGCTCACCATCGCGACCCCGGGGCCTGTACCCGGACTCCCGAAGCCAGTCACCTGAGGACCGCAAATGACCCCCGACATCCAGATCGCAAAAACCGATGGCAACTTGGGCGTGGTCTCCAACACGGAGCGGATCCTCGCGATCGTCGGTCCGGCATCGGCGGGAACGAGCAACGTGGCGGCGTCCTACGTCAACAAGGACGACGTGATCACGGCGTTCACCTCCGGGAAGCTGGTCGAGGCGTTGTCATACTGCATCGCGCAGGGTGTCCCGTGCGTCGGGATCAAGAGCGCGGCGACCACCGCAGCGGCGTACGGGACGATCGACCATAGCGGCGTCCTGGGGACCGCGACGGTCGCCGCAGGCAGCACGGCACCCGACAGCGACTTCGACGCGGTCGTCAAGATCACGACCGGCGGAGCCCTCGGCACGGCGGGGATCGTGTTTAGCTACTCGCTCGACGACGGGGTGAACTACTCGGTGCCGCAGGCGCTCGGGACGAGCCTCACGATGACGCTCGCGCGAGGCGTGAGCTTCACCCTCTCATCCTCAACGAGCACTCTTCTCGCTGGCGACGTCTTCAGGGTCTCGACGAAGGGGCCGAAGTCGACGACGGGGGATCTGGCTGCGGCGCTCACCGCCCTGAGCGACTACTCGGGCGAGTGGCTGCGCGTCCTCGTCCTCGCAGATGCGGACGACACGATCCTCGCCCAACTCGACACCTTCGTGAAGACGTTCCACACGCAGGGGAAGTATCCGGAGGCAATTACGTGCACACGAGCGCGGGATGTCGCTGGCGCGGAAGACCGAGCGACGTTCCAAGCGGCGATGGCGACCATCGCAGCAGGGGTGCAATCCGACGAGGTTTCGTGCTGCGTCGACGCGTGCGAGCTCGTGAGCGTGGTCAACGGGTGGCGTCTCCGGCAGCCTCCGTCGATCCCCTACGCCGCTCGCTTGATGCTGATCGACGACTCGCAGGACGCCGCGGCCAAGTCGGACGGGGCGTTGCCTGGCGTGTTCGTCGAGACGGCCGCAGGGCTCCGCAATTTCCATGACGAGCGCCGCTACCCGGGGCTCGACGTCCTCGGCTTCACCACGCTCCGCACGTGGGGTGGACGGCCGATCTCCCCTGGCGTCTACGTCAACAACCCGCGGCTGCTTTCCGGCGCGGGGAGCGACTACCGGTACTTCCAGCTGTCGGCGATCATCAATCGGATCATCGAGAGCGCCTACTCGCTTCTCCAGCCGCGTCTCTCGCAGACCGTCCTCGTCGATCCGTCGAGCGGGAAGATCCGCGAGAGCGTGGCGAAGGGGATCGAGGACTCGATCTCCGCCGAGCTACGGACGCTCTACCAGGATCCGGCGCGCGTCTCCGGGATCCAATTCTCGCTGTCGCGGACAGATGATGTCCTCGGCACCGACACGCTCCACTTCTCGATCAACGCGGTCCCCCTCGCCTACGTGAAGCACTTCATCGGCAAGACCGGCCTCGTCCGCGTCCTCCCCACTGCCTGAGGTCACATGATCCCCACACTCATTCGCCTTAACGGCAAGATGTTCACCCGCAACTCCGTTGCGGTTCGGGTCAACGGCGTGTTCCGCATCACGGAGATTGACTCGATCGAGTGGTCCGACGAGATCCCTCACGAGCTTGTGAACGGCATGAACGACGGGGGACCGGCGCTTGGCAAGGCGCCGGGGCTCTACACGTGCTCCGCATCGCTCGGGATCTACGCCGACGCCGCCTCGAAGTTCGAGCTCGCCGTGATCGCCAGCTTCCCGCCCGCTCTCAACAACCTCGCCGCGGCCACCTTCCAGCTGGCGCTCGTCATGAGCGAGGACGTGCGCGTGCGAAGCGTCATCCTGGTGAACTGCAACATCGTCGGTCGCCCCTCACGCACGGTCGGCAACGACGGGTCGGCGATCGTGATGCAATACGCCTTGCAGCCGACGCAAGTGATCGAAGACGGCAAGGCGCTCGTGAACCTCATCCCGGCCTTCTGACCATGAGCGATCTGACAAAAGAGGAGCTCGCGGAGATCGAATCGCTCGAGCGAGAGGACGCGGCGCGCCGCAAGGAAGAAGCGACCGCAGCGAAGCGCCAGCACCTCGAAGCGCTGCGCCTCACGAAGAAGCTCGGGGCGTCGAAGGGGCGGCCCGGACTCGACTTCGTCGTCGTCGAGACGAGGGTGGGCAACATCGCGCTGCGTCGTCCCATCGACATCGAGATCGACAAGATCAGTGACGCGAGCGAGCGGCCTGACCTCGAATCACTCGCGATGTCGATCGTGCTCGACCCGACGCCCGCCGAGCTGCAAGTGCTCATGTCGCAACACCATGGCCTCGTCGGAGCGCTCATCTCGGAGGCGACGCGCCTGCTCAAGGTGTTGCGAGAGGAGGAGTCAAAAAAATAGACGACCTCGTGTTTCGGGCGCTCGAACACGAGGGGTTAGCAGCCGAGACCCTGTACCACCTGCTCGTGCCAGGGGACCGGCGCATGACGAGCGACCAGCGGATCCGAGCCTTCGCGGCGTGCGCCGTGGTGGCGCTGACCTTCAAGGCACAACGTAACGCAGCTGACGCGATGACCGCGCTGGCGAACAGCCTGAGGAGACACCGGTGAGCCAGGGTGAGGCGACATTCAGGGTGAACATCGACGGCAACGCCTCCGTTGCCTCGAAGGACATCGCCTCGTCTGCGCGGCTCGCCGCCAAGTCGATCGCTGCGTACGAGGACGAGGTCAAGGTCCTGTCCGCCGACCTCCGGCGACTCCGCGGCAACTCCGACGACGTCACCGCGGCGAAGTCGGCGCTGAAGAAGCGCATCGACGAGGCGAAGGCGTCGACGTCCCTCCTCACCGCGGCACTCGCGAAGCAGGGAACCACCTACGCCGCGGCCGCGGCCGCCGCAAAGAAGTACGGCGACGGCGTCGGCAAGCTCCCGAATCTCCGCAAGGGGATCGCAAAGGCAGCGACGGCCGCAGGCGGAGCGGTAGCGCCTGCGCTTGCGAAGGGCGCGAAGGCGCTGGCCCCGATCGGCAAGAAGCTCGGCGCCTTCGCCGCTCCGATCACGAAGGCCGTCGTGGACAAGCTCGCCCCCGCGGGGCGGTTCATTGCGAAATTCGGCGGTGGTGCCGCGAAGAGCCTCGGGAAGCTTGGGAAAGCCGCGAAGGAGGACGTCGGAAGCATCCTCCCGGCGATCGGCAAGGCGCTCGCGGCATTCGGTCCGGAGATCGCAGTCATCGCTGCCGGCATCGCGGCAGCCGGCGGCGCTTTCGTTGCCGCCGCGATCGCGATCGGCGCCTTCGGACTCGCGGCGGCGGACGCTGCAGCGAAGGCGAGTCGGCAACGGCAGGCGCTCGGGTGGAGCGCGAAGAGCGCTGAGAACTACGCCGACCAGATCAACGAGCTCGCGGGGAAGACCGCCCTCGGAACATCCGAGCTCAACGCGATGGCCGTCGCGCTCTCGAAGACACGCCTGACTGGCAAGGCGCAAGTCGCGACGATGAACGCCGTCGCTCAGGCGACGAGCGCCATCGACGAATCGGCCGGGTCGAAGATCCAGGAGCTCATCACACGAGGGCAGACGAGCGGGCGCTTCTTCCTCGGACAGCTCGAACTCCAAGGGACAGGGATCGACTTCGACGACGTCGCGAAAGAGTACGCCGCGGGGATGCACAAGAGCGTCGACGCCGCGCGGAAGGAGCTCATGACCGGGCAGGTTCCGATCGAAGAGGCCGCCAACACCCTTGCGCGCGTCACGGAGAAGAAGTTCGGAAAGCTCAACATAGCCAACGCCTTCTCCCTCGAGAACGCACCGAAGAAGTTCTACGAGCAGCTGCAGCACCTCTCGAAGGACGTCGACCTCGGCCCGATCTCGAAGGCCTTGCAGAGCGCCTTCGGTCAGCTTGACGAGAACGCCCCGCTCGGTGGCGCGATCAAGACCTTCATGAGCACGTTCGGCACGGGCCTCGTCGACATCGCGGCGAAGTCGATCCCATTCCTCGTCGATGCGCTCGAGTCGCTCGTGATCTGGGGTCTGCGCGTGACCCTCACCTATTACGAGATGAAGAAGGAGATCAAAGACGCCTTCACGAACGAAGATTGGGTCGGGGTCGGCGCGGCGATCATCAAGGGGATCGCGAAGGGGATGTACAGCGCGGTCCAGCTGAACAACGACATCATCTACGGGTTCGGGAAGCGGATCCGCGAGTCGTTCACCTCCGACCTCAAGATCCAATCGCCATCGAAGGTGTTCGAGGGCTACGGCCGGAACACGGTCGAGGGCTACGCCCAAGGTGTTGAGAGCGGCTCGAAGCGCGCGACGGGGGCGGTGCGGGACATGGCGCAAGGCGCGCCGATGCTTCCCGCGGCTGGGCCCGCGCCGATGTCGATCGAGGTCAACATCCACGGCGCGTCGACCTCGAGCGCCCAGGACATGCAGTCCCCGCAGTTCCTCTCGGCGCTTACCCGTGCACTTCGTGATGCGGTCACGCAGAGCGGCGGGGTGGTGGCGGCGTAATGGCGTCCTTCCTCACCCCGCTCGTCCGCCTCAACGGCAAGATGTTCACCCGGAATTCGGTCGCGATCCGGATCAACGGTGGCTTTCGCATCACGGACGTCGACGAGGTCGAGTGGGACGACGAGCTCACCACGTCGCTCGTGACCCCGATGAACGACAACGCGAAGCCCTTGGGGATCGCGCGGGGGAACTACGGATGTTCGGCGTCGATCAGCATCCACGCGGACGCGGCCTACAAGTTCGAGGATGTCATCCGCGAGAATCCGGTGAGCGTGTCCCTTCCGGGGGCGGTGAGAAACCTTACTGAGGACACCTTCGCGATCGTGGTCTCGATGGTCGAGGGCGAACGGACGCGCCACACGCTCCTCATCGGGTGCATCATCATCGGAAGGCCCTCGAGGACCGTCGGCGCGGATGGCAAGGGGGTCGTGCTGAAGTACGCGCTTCAGCCGACGTACATCGTCGAAGACGACAAGGCGCTGATCAACACGGGGCTCGGCGCCATCGACATCGGGGGTATGAGCCCCGATGACGACGCGCTGAACTACGTGACGGTGCTTGGGGTGAGATCCCCTGGTCGCGCGCAGATCTCAGGGCTGAAGGTCCCGTACAAATGGGACATCAAAGAACCATACGGGCGGTCGGGGGCGCTCATGGTCTTTCACGGGCGTGGGCTTGCGAAGTTCACCCTGACGCTGACGTTCTGGAAGCCCGAGCATCACCTCGTGTGGCCGCTGTTCTCGAAGGCGATCGACCCGCCGGGTGGAAGCGGCGTACCCAATCCGTTCCCGCTCATGCCTGCGTGGACGCATCCGACGCTCGCGGCGGCGGACATCACCGCGGTCGCCGTCACGGAGAAGGGGCAGCCCGAGCGGCAGCCTGATGGGATGTGGACCGTCGCCATGTCGTGCACCGAATGGCGGTTGACGAAACCGGTGCTCGCGAAGCCGAAGGGTGAGATCCCACCGGTGACTCCGAAGGCCCCCGTGACGCCCCAGACCGAGAATCAGAAGCTCCTTGTGGAGCTCCGCGCGAAGGTCGAAGCAGCGAGGGCGGCCGCCCGATGAGCCTCAACGTCAACGGGCTCGAGGTCGCCTCGATGGGATGGTCCGCCGGATGGTCCGGGCCGTGGGTCGCCACGGTGGAGATCAGCGGCGAGGTCGTGCCATCCGGGCGCGTCGTCATCACGAGCACGGAGGGGATCACCGCGGTCGGCACCGTCGACAAGGCGCATTCCGGCTCGTTCGGCGAGAAACGCTTCGCGCGCGTCGTGGGTGGTGGTGGCGGGTGGGGCAAGTCGGTCCGCGCGCAGCACTACCACTCGGACATCGGCGTCAACCTCATCGAGGTCGTGACGACGACGGCGACGGAGGTCGGCGAGGTCGCGGCGGTGCTCCTGCCGAAGATGCTCGGGACCGACTTCGCGCGACTCGGGGAAAACGAGCCGGCGTCGCAGGTGTTCGCGCGCGCCGGGGTCGATTGGTGGGTCGGTCTCGACGGGGTCACGAAGGTCGGCATCCGCCCCCCGCTGCCGCCGCACCCGTCGCTCGAGGTGCTCGATTGGCGCCCGGAGGACGCGGCCATGACGTTCAGCGCGGCCGTCCTCGTCGAGCCAGGCACCGTCCTCGTCGATGCGCGGTTCGGGACGAAGATCGTTCGCTACGTCGACGCGATGGTCGCTCGCGGCTCCGTCACGGGGACGCTGCTCGTGGCCGACGCGTCCCCCGACCCTGGCGGGGTGACCACGGAGCTCGTCGCCGCGCTCTCCTCGCTCGCCCGCGGCGCCACTCGAGCGGCCCTCGGCCGCCTGTACGAGTACCGCGTCATCGCGATGGCGGGGGACCGGGTCGAGCTCCAAGCCGTCCGCCGCGACGACGGTGCCCCCGACCTCCTCCCTGCAAGCGTGTGGGCCGGCATTAGCGGTTACAGGGGGACGCTCCAGCCCGCTTCCCGCGTGCTGGTGGGGTTCATCGCGGGCGACGCGACGAAGCCGTACGTGGCCGCGTACGAGCCCCCGGAGGGGGACGGGTGGCGCCCCCTCCGCCTTGAGCTCGATGCCGAGGCGAATGTCACTCTCGGGGAGCGCGCCGCCACGGTGGTCGTCGGGTCGGCTGCGGCGGCCCGCCCGGTCGCGCGCGTCACCCCGTCCTTCGCAGCGTGGGTGACGGCGGTGACGGCGGTCGTCAACTCCGTAACGCCGGGAGCCGCGACGCCTCCGCTGGACGTCGCGAGCTTGAAGATGGTGGCCTCGTGACGGAGTACAACGACATCCGGTGCGGCGACGACGTCGACGCCTTCGCGCGCGACGCGCGCCCCCTCGAGGTCCTCGCCCAGGATTTGTACCATTGGCTCCTGACGGACAAGATGACCCTGTACGAGGCTCCCGACTGGGGCTTCGGACTCGGCAGCGTCCTGGGGCGCCCCATCCCCTCGACGCTCTCGGCGGACGTCGAAAACGGCGTCCTGCGGACCTTCGCGGACCGGATCTCGTCCGTGCGGTGCGTCGTCACGAGGGTCGACGGGCAAGACGATAGCTACCGGATGGATCTGAAGGCCGCGGTAGAGGACACCTTTCTTCAGATCGCGTTGCAGCTGACGCCGTCCGGGATCGTGAGGGTCGCGTGATTCCGATCGAGTCGCTCATCCGCAAGATCTCCACCGAGGATCTCTTCGAGCTCGCGCTCGGTGCCCTCGAGACGATCCAGGTACCCGCCCGTTCGTGGCGTGATGGGAGCGTCGCGAAGAACCTCGTGTCGATCGGCGCGCAACTCGGGGCCGATGGTGCTGCGATCGTGGCGGACCTCATCGCCGGCGGCTTCTTGCTTCTCGGTTCGGGCGACTACCTCACGGATCACGCCGAGGACGTCTACGGCGTCCGGCGCATCGCCGCGACGTTCGCGACGGGCACCGTGACGCTCACCAATCGGAGGGGCGCGGTCTACACGATCGGCGCCAACGAGCTCATCGTGTCGAGTTCAAACACGAGCGCTCGGTTTCGTGTGACAGATGCGTTTGTGCTCGGGTCTGGCTCCGAGGCGTCGCCCACCTCGATTGACGTCGCGGTGTCGGCGGTCGAAGCGGGCGCGGCGAGCTCGGTGGGGACCGCGGAGATCGATCAGCTCGAAACGCCCTTCGCCGGGGTGACGGTTGCCAACGCCGCGTCAATCGTCGGTCGGGACGAGGAATCGGACGCTCAGCTCGTAACGCGTTGCCTTGCCGAGCGAGGGACGTGGTCGTCTCTTGGGCCGAGAGACGCCTACGAAGCCGCCGCTCTGTCGGCGCTCTTGGCCGGCGGCGTCCCGACGAGCATCACCCGTGTCGCCGTCTCTCGATTCAGCTCCACAGGTCAGGTCACGGTGGTGTGCGCGACCCCGAGCGGGGCGCCATCGACCCCCGAGCTCGATGCGGTGCGAGCAAACATCGAGGCGAGGGCTCGTCCGGACACCGTCACGGTCACGGTCTCGGCTGCGACGACGGTGCCCACGGTGCACAGCATCATCTTGTGGTGTCGCGGCGGAGCGCCCGCCCTCCTGCTCGCAAACGCGCAGAAAGCTCTCGCGAACCTCATCGCGACCTACCCCATCGGCGGCATCGAAAAGGTGGTCGGCGCGGGCGGAAAGCTCTGGGGCGATGCGGTCGCCTCGGCGTGTCTCGCATCATCCCCCGAGGTTTTCGACGTCGACTTCGTCGTCGGCGGGGTCGTCGTGTCGAGCGCGCCCGACACGTCGCTCGCGTCCAACGCAATCCCGATCGACACGACCACTTTCGACGTGAGGATCCGATGACCGTCCTTCGTGACGCCATCGCTCGCGGCGGTCCGCTTTGGCTGGCGGATGGGTACCCCGAGTCGCCGTCGATCGGACACCGCATCCGCTTCGTGATCGGCCGCTTCGTCGACGTGGCGATCTCGGCGGCGCTGCAGGGCTCGCTCGCCGCCGTCGGGCGGGGCACGCCGACGGCGCTCAAGTACATCGGCGCGGCTCGTGGCATCACCCGCGGGCGTCTCGACACGGACGACACGTTCGCGGCGAAGCTCCCGACGTGGATCCAGCGCTGGAAGGAAGCGGGAAGCCAGAGGCGACTCGCGCGAGAGATCTGGGAGTACCTCGGGGATGCCCGCGTCCGCGTGATCAACCGCGCGGGGCGTTGGGTGACCATCGAGACCGATGGGACGATGACCGAGACTGACGCGACGTTCGATTGGGACAGCGTCAGCAATCCTGAGCGGAGCGGCTTCTGGTCCGATCTATTCGTGGTGGTCTACCCGACGTGGGCGTTCCGTACCGGCACGCTGGGCGACCTCACGGGTGACGATGGGACAGGGATCGGCATCCTCGCACCTCACTCCGAGGTCGACGCAGTGAAGGCGCTCGTGCTGCAGTGGAAGGCCGCTCACTCGTGCGTGCGCGCCATCATATGGACGTCGTCGACGTCGCGCTTCGATCCGACGATGCCGCTCTCCTGCCCCAATGGCAACTGGGGCCAGTGGAGTGTGATCGTTGGGGGACATTCGGTTCCGAGCGATCGAGATCTGACTGAGTGCCGGTACAGCGAGCCCCGATGACCATCGATGCAATCTTCCCCGCCCTCTTCGCGCTGCTCGGCGCGGTCCTCTATCTCGTCCTCAAGGGCGGCGACGTGAAACAGTTGTCGCTCTACATGTTCGCGGGGGCCTTCCTCGCGCTCATGCTGGCACTGAGCGGGCACCACGTCCGCGTGGGAGCTCTCTGATGGGAGCGCCCTATGCCGGAGCGGACGTCTTCGCGACTGATGCGGTGTTCCCCGACGACACGGATCCGCCGACGGCATCCGCGTTCGATGTCCCTCTCGAGACGGCGTTCGACCGGACGATCTGGCTCAAGAACCGCATCGACGCCCTCGTCCCCCTCGACAACCTGACGGCGCTCGCCGCCATCCTCGCGCCCACCGACAAGATGGTGCGCCTCGTTCAGAAATTCGGGTGGTACGTCTTCCGTGGGACAGGCTCGTCGCCATTCACCGCCCCGAGCGCATTCAAGCCTTACGCGATCGCCCCGGCTGATGCGACACCAGGGATGTGGGTCCGAGCCGGAAACTTCCGTCGCTTCCGCGAGCGAGGGGTCGCGCTCACGAACTTCATGGTCTCGAACGAACAGCAGTTCACCACATCGTCGAACCGCGACAAGACCACCGTCTTCGAGCATGGGGCTCGTCGTCCCTACTTGACGGGAGGGTCGCTCGCGTTCCTTGTCTTCGCGCAGTCGGCATCCGGCGCCATTCGCCTCCCGCAAGCGGCGACGTCGGGTGGCTATTCCGTCGGGCTGCAGTGGTGCCTCGACGAGGTGCTGTCTGACTCGCAGCTCGTCTCGGGGATCTCCGACAAATCAACGATCCTCAGCGTCGACTTCGGGTTCTGGCCAGCGACCGGGCGCAGCGCTCTCCCCACGGTGACGCAGGCAGCGATCGGCGTCTTTCGTTGTCCGCGACTTGCGGGGGTCGGAGGGCTGACGAGCCTCTTCAGTGGAGGAGACTTCGTCGAAGTCGGCGCGGCCAGCGTGGTGGACTACGAAGCCCCGCAGGCTGTCCCGTTCACGTGTGACCAGAACAACGTGGTCGACCTCGCCGCCTACAGCTACTTCGCCCAAGTTTGGAACGAGGAGGGCGCCAACAGCCTCGCGAACAACGCGATTACCCACGTAAAGGTCACCGTGGACAACTACATCGACGCGGGGATTGGATGAGCGCGCTCAAGACATTTTGGGAGACGTACTTTCGGACACCGTTGATCCTCGTCAATGGGGTTGAATTGCCCATCCGAGACGTCCTGAACTTCATCACCGACGGGGACTTCCCGTCGGATGATCCGGTCAATGAGCGCACTGACGTGCCGCTCAACGGTCTCGGTCCTGGCGGCTCGCCTGGACAGCTGATGTGGCACGTGGTCGTGGATGGCCTTCACCGACTGGCAGGGACCGCCAAGCTCGTCGTCAACGGGGCGACCGATGGCAGCGAGCTCATTCACTCCGGGAAGCCTCTCCACAACGAGACGTGGGCCGATTTCAAGGACCTCGCCGGCGCCGGCAACGCGCTAGCCCGCCCACAATGGGCTGAGGGGCTTACCGCCAACGCCACTGCCACAGCGATCGGCACCATTTCGGTACCCGCGGCAACGTATGGCGATTGCGCCATCAGCGTTCACGCGGAGACGACATACGTATTCAATGCCAGCGGGACGAAGCTTGGAAAGTACATTCGACTGGCGACGTTTGGACGCTCGAGCGGGACTCTGACTCGGGTGGGAACGGTGGATCTGACCCCGGGAGGGCTCGCGGTCGGCACTGCACCGGGAGGAACGAGCGTCGACGTCTTCGATAACGATACGGTCAAGCTCAACGCGGTCGGCATCTCCGCCACAAACATCGCCTGGTTCACGAGCTTCCACGTCCAGGTTCTGAAGAGGCCATCGTGACCACCGCGGACGACTCTCTCAATTCGGTCCTTGAGTTGATGTTCTCCCCGGAGCCAACCGAGGCCCTGACCAACACGTTCACTGGGATGCTCAACGACGTCCCGTCTCGCGCCGGGAAATTCCCTGCGAGTTCGATCCGTTTTACGGGGGCAGCCCCCAATGTGACTGGCGTCCTCGACGGCAACTCGGTTCCCGGGCGTCGCGTGCACCTCATCGCCAGCGGAGGCCAGCTCGTCCTCGTCGAGAACAGCGGCCTCTCGGCCCCGCGCAATCGCATCATCACAGGTGGCGGGGACATCGAGATCCCCCAAGGCTCCGCGGCGTGGCTCGTCTACGTCGGTGACGAGCAGCGCTGGTACCTCTCGTCCACAGGGCCACTCGGCGGCACCGGTCCGACCGGGGCCACCGGACCCTCGGCATTCACGACGACGAGTGCGAACTTCACTCAACCGGCATCGTCCGCGACGGTGAGCGTCACGGTCGCCGCGACCGGGTGGATGGTTGTCGGAGAGGTCGTATACGTCGGGACTGGTGGCTACTACACGGTCAGCTCGATCACCGACGCAACGCATGTTGTGCTCACGAACCTGGGCTACAGCGGTAACGCCTCGTCATCAGCGACCATCGTCTCCGGCTCCAAGGTCTCTCCGAGCGGCGTGAAAGGAGACACCGGGGCCGCAGGGGCGACGGGAGCCACCGGTGCGACGGGCGCCACTGGGGCATCAGGGGCGTCGGGAGGGGCATCGTTCACGACGACGAGTGCGAACTTCACTCAACCGTCCGTGTCTGGCACCGTGAGCGTCACGGTCGGGGCAACCGCATGGATGTCGGCCGGAGAAGTCGTCTACGTTGGCACGGGCGGGTACTACTCGATCGCCTCGATCACCGATGCGACCCACGTCGTCCTGACGAATCTGGGATACACCGGCAATGCGTCGCCTGCCGCCACGATCGCGTCCGGAGCCACCGTGTCGCCAAGCGGGGTCAAAGGCGATACTGGCGCGACCGGCTCTACGGGAGCTGCCGGTGCGACTGGTGCGACTGGTGCGACTGGCTCTGCCGGTGCTGCAGGCGGGAATGCGTATACGACGACGAGCGCGAACTTCACCCAGCCGTCCGTCTCATCGACGGTTAGCGTCACAATGGGCACCACCGCCTGGCTCGTCGCCGGGCAATACATCTTCGTTGCCGGCGGCGGGTACTACACGGTGTCGTCGATCACCGACGCGACGCATGCGGTCCTGACAAACCTCGGATACTCGGGGAACGCCTCACCAACGTCGACCGTGTCGAGCGGGGCGGGGGTCTCCCCGGGCGGCATTATCGGCCCGGCAGCCTCCAACAAGCCTCTCCTGGCCGACATCTCCGGGTGGGCTGGCGTTACGTTGTCCAGTCCGTCGTCCTCAAACTTCACCATCGGGGTGAAATTCTGCCCGATCAACTCCGGGATGACCTGCACCGGGATGCGATTCTACTGGGGCGTCGGGTCGAAGACGGTCAAGTGCTCCCTCTGGGACGCGAGCAACACGAGGCTCCAAACCGCGAACGCAACGATCACCTCGACGGGGATCTACACGGTGTCGTGGTCGCAGGCGCTCACGCAAGGCGCGATCTATCGCGTGAGTTGCTGGCAGAACGACAGCGCGAACCTCACTAAATGCACAAGCGTGGGGATCCTCCCGGCGCAGTGGATCGACGCGAACCGAGGATACGCGGTCCTGAACTGGAACCTGTTTCATGCCGGAGACGCGAACCCGGACACGACAACGTCGACCGACCTCTACATGATGGATCCGAGCTTCTGATGGCGCCCCCGTATCTCATGGGGGCCCCGCTGATGGGCGGAGCCGTCGATCTCGGAACGACGCTGGGAGGCACGGGCGGCGCGTTGTCGCCCCTAAACTGGCGCCTGCCGAAGACGGGGGATTCGGAACCAGGGATCTGGTTTTGTCCTGGAAACGCCGAAGCTTCGGCCGTGGTTGGCGGTATTCCTGGAGTACCCTACGCGGTCGAGTTGCACTTCGTAGGGGTCGTCGAGGAAAAGGCCTATGCCGGCGGCACAAATGATGGCGGTAATTGGCAGATCGGCGGGACGCCTCGCACCGACGGAGGAACACCAGCGGCGCTGATAGGGCCGAACATCTATTCACTCGCGGTGTCCGATCCGCCACAGACGTACTATCTGAACCGCAGTCCAGACAGTTCTCACGTCGGCCCTGTAGCGATCGATTACGTAAAAACCATCACGATCAATGGTGGCGCGACCGTAACCTTGACCGCGAACGCAGTTGCCGAAGTCACTCCGCCCCATGTCGGAGAGACGAGGGAACTGTCCCATTCAATCTCGGTGGGCGGAGTAACCAGTCCTTCGCAGCCATACCTCGGGCAGTGGATCAACATGTACGTCAACTCGGTGACGCCATGAACCCGGCCGACCTCGGCACCCTCATCTCCCAGCACAAGTGGATCGCCGCGACCGCCGTCGTCGTCGGCCTGCTGACGCGCCTCGCGAAGGCTGACACGATCCTCCCGACGGTGCCCGCACGCGCTCGCGTGTGGCTCGTCCTCGGGCTCGGCATCGCGAGCGGGGTGCTCGAGCGGGTGGCTTCCGGCACGACGTGGACGGCCGCCCTCGTCGACGGCCTCGTCGGTTCGCTGCTTGCCATGCTCGGGCACGAGACCGTCATCGCCTCGCTCCGCAGCGGGCGCGAATTCTCTGTCCCCGGCCTCACCATCCCTGGCGCGTCCCCTTCGCCAGGTGCCCCCGTGACGCGTCCTCTGCCGACGATCCACACGCGGGACACCGATCCCCCTCCGGCCGTCCACAACGCCACGCCGCCCCCGCGGAAGGACGGCGACGCGTGAGTGCTTCGGAGGTCATCACGATCCTGGCGCAGTACGGGCTCCCAACCGTGCTGCTCTTCGTGGGCGGGTGGCTCTACATCTCGGAGCGTCGTGCGTGGGACGCCGAGCGTCGCGAGTTGACGACGCAGATCACCGCGGAGAGTCGGGAACGCGTCGAAGACGCGAAACTGGGCTTCGAAACTCTTCGAGGAATGCAAGAGGTCGTCACCTCGTCGGTCGGCAAGCTCGCCGACATCGCCGAGACGCGCGACCTCCAACGCGAGCTCATCGACGCCGTAACGAAGGTCACGACCGTCGCTGAGACGCTTCAGCGTCGCGCCGATCTCGCCGAGCGCGGGCCATTCTCCGGAGGGCGGAAGTCGTGAGCGAGAAGCCCCCGCCGATGTCCCCGCCGAAGAGTCTCCGTCGGCCCTCCAAGCCCTCGGGGCAGCACCCCGCGGTGCAGGCCTTCCGCGCGAAGGCCGAGAGCATCAACGACACGACGCTCCCGGCGCTCGTGGCCCTCGAAGAACGCATCGATCGCGCCCGCTCGACGCCACCGAAGTCGACGGAGGGCGAGTGGACGATCCTCATTCGCGGTCCTGGCCCCCTCCCGCCGACTGCAGAGCGCCTCGCGTCCGTCCTCGTCCACGCGCTTCGTCTCGCAGGCTTCGGCATCGCGCAAGCGACGGTCACGTACGGCTCGGACATCCGAGATGTCTCCGCGACGTTCCCTCTCACTGGTCAGGAGCACCCATGACGCGCTTCATTCTCCTCTCGACGATGCTCTTCCTCGCATCGTGCACCCCCGCGGAGCGACAGGATGTCAGTGTCGTCCTCGGACTCACCAAAGCGCTCTGCATCGTCGACCGTCAGGCGTTGCCGGATTCGGAGGTCGCGTCGATCTGCGGAATTGCAGGGCCACTGCTCGATGCGATGCAGCAGCTCCTTGCGAGCGTGCGTGGGCAATCGATGCAGGCGGCGACGGCCGCGCGCAAGGCCTCGTGCTCGAGCAATGCGTGGATGCCAGATGCGGGCGTGAAGCCCTGAAAGGGATGATGAGATGTCGAACGTTTTCTACAACACGTTCAAGGGCAAGGACGGTAACGACTGGTCCGCCGGCGCGGACGCGGCGTACAAGTGCCTGCTCGTCACCGGCAGCTACACGCCGGACCCAGACCACAACTTCGTGGCCGACCTTACTCCCGGATCGAACGAGATCACCGGGGGGAGCTACGCGAGGCAGAACGTCGGGACGCGCACGAAGACGAAGAACACGACGACGGACAAGTACGAGCACGCCGCGGCAAACCCGCAGTTCACGGCGCTCGCCGGGCCGGCGCAGCCGCGGTACTGCGTCGTGTACCGCGTGGTGTCGACCGACGCGGACCACCAGCTCGTCGCCGCGCTCGACCTCGGGAGTGGGCTCGCGATCGTCGGCGACTTCATGGTGAAGTTCAACGGCGGCGCGACGAGCGGGATCGTGTTCACGGGGTCCTGATGGCCGTCAGGTTCGCCGACCGCGTCCAGGAGACTACGACGACGACCGGGACCGGAACGGTGACGCTCGGCGGCGCCGTGTCCGGGTACCAGACGTTCACCGCCGCGCTGGCGACGGGCGCGACCGCTTACTACGTCATCGCGGGCGGCGCTGAATGGGAGGTCGGTCTCGGGACCTTCACGGCTTCGGGGACGACGCTCTCGCGCGATACGGTGCTTGCGTCGAGCAACTCAGGGTCGCTCGTGAGCTTCTCTTCCGGCACGAAGACCGTGTGGATCGATCTCCCCGCATCAGTCCTCCAAGTCGTCGCGAACGCGTCGTACCTGACGCTGTTCGGCGACGGCTCGGACGGCGTCGTGACGATCAGCGGGGCGTCCACGCTGGCGCGCGACATGTACTACGACAGCCTGACGCTTACGGCAGGAGCGGCGCTCAACACTGGTGGCTACCGAATCTTTGTTCGCAACCTGCTCGACCTGTCCAGTGCGGCGGCCGGTGCTTTGGTCGCGCCAGGTGCCGGCGGAGGCGACGGCGGCAACCCTACGGCGGGGACGGCCGCCACCCAGCTTGCGCTCCGCACAGCTCAGGGGTCCACAGCATCGACCACCGGGGGCGCGGGGGGCACTACGACGGGGTCGAACAGCTCCTCGGTCAACACCGGTACCCATGACGGGGGTTTTGCTGGGACAGCTAGCGGCGCGGGCGGATTGGGCTCAAGCGGCGCGGGCGGATCGGCGGCGGCGATCGGTAGGGGCAATGCCACGACCATCCGTGTACCTCAGCTGACGTTCATCACCGGCGGGACCGGCGGGAACGTCTCGATGATGGGAGGACTCAATAGCACCGGAGGGGGCGGCGGCGGCGGCGACGGGACCGCCGGAGGGGGCGGCGGCGGCGGGGCTCAGGGCGCAGGCCGCGTGGTGGTTTACGCCAAGCGCATCACCCGCTCGTCAGGCAACTCGAACGTTGGTGTGATCTCCGCCATCGGAGGCAAAGGGGGCAACGGGGCCAGTCCCGCCGGTGGGAACCGCGGTGGCGGCGGGGGCGCCGCGGGTGGGGGGGGCGGGATGATCTACCTAGTAACATCGAGCCTCGAGGGAACCGCACACACCAACGCGCTCGACGTCAGCGGGGGCGCCGGGGGAAACGGTGGAACCAAGCAAGGCTCAGGTGTCAACGGGACCGGCGGCGACGGCGGAAGTGGTGGCGCGACCGCGCTCATCAATGTCGCCACTGGTGTCGTGACGTACAACGACGACACAGCGAACCAGGGCACGACCGGCTCGGGCACGACCGGCGGGCCGGGTCACACCGCCAGATACAACCTCTGATGCTCGGCTTCGTCCCGGTCAGCGCGGCGCCGATCGGCTCGACCACGCAGAGCTACGTAGCCAACATCACCGCCATCGCCCTGACGTGGGCTGCGGCGCCTCCTGGCGCGAGCATCGCGACGTCGGCGACGTCAGCGGATCTCGCTTGGGCTGCCGTTGCACCCGCCGCCGAGACGCTGGTCGTCGGCGGCGTCGCCGATCTCGTGTGGAATCCCCTGGCGCCAGGCATCAGGGTCAGCACGCCGGCGTCGAGCGTCGATCTGCAGTGGGTCGCGCTGACGCCAACGGCGCGAGTCGCCTCGACGGGGGCGCCTGCCGACCTCGCGTGGACCGCCGCCGATCCGACAACCATCCGTCGCGCCGCGGCCTCTCCCGCCGATCTCGCATGGGATGCCGTCGCCCCGACGCTTTCCCTCGCCCTCGTGGCGGACCCCGGCGACATCCTCTGGGCGACCGTCGATGCCGTCGGCGTCCTCTGTCTCCCCGCTCGCATCCGACTCGACGTCGAGGAGTGGACGAGCATACGGCTCGACGCCGCCCCGATAACGCGCCTCGACGTTGCACTTTCCGACCTGACCACCATCTTGTGCCGAGTGGAGGATCCCGTGGATGTAGACGACGTCGCTCGCCTCACCGTCTCTCTCTCCGTCCTCGGCGTCCTCACCGATCCGGCGACGCTCACCCTCGTCGTCCGCCCCCCGACGGATCCGCGCTTCGAGCTCGCCTACCCCGCGGACATCACGCGGACGGAGCAAGGGCGCTTCGAGGCGCGCTTCCCGATCACCGAAACGGGCAAGTGGCGCTATCGCTGGATCGCAACCGGCGAGGCGGTCGGCGCCGAGCTCGGCTCCTTCACGGTGGACGGCGGCACGTTGTGACGATCGACGAGCTTCTCGCGCGCGGTCACCTCGCGTACCTCGCGGCGCTCGCACGCCGCTACCCGCCCGGCCAACTGCCGCTCGGCACCGAAGGGCTTGCCGTCGTCACCGCTGCAGATCACGACGCGTATCCTGCGCTCTGTCGTGCCTTCGCAAAGACGCGCTCGCTCTACATCCTGAACGAGGTCGGTGCGACCGAGTTTCTCTTGTCCAAGGTCCCTACGAGATGATGCCGACGATTCGTCGCGGAAACATCGGGGCGACCGTACTCAAGTGGCAAAACATCGTGAACAACGATCTCTTCCGCGCTCCCGCGCCTCTCGCGTGGATTAACACACGAGGCGAGTCGCGTGTGTGGTCGCCGAAGCCGCTGAAGCTCGATGGTGTCTTCGGGGGAGGCACCGAGCTCGCCTCCGAGGCGTGGCAATCGATCCACGGGCTCGCGGCCGACGGCATCGTCGGTCCGCAGTCGTGGTTCGTCGCGCTCGGCGGAGGAGACATCACGGGACCGTCGCCCCTCCTGTACGGCGTCGACGTGAGCGCGATGCAGGGCCCGATCGCCGCTAAGGACTGGCAGGCGATGCGCGACAAGGGGCTTCGCTTCGCGATCGTTCGAGCGTGCGTGGGCAACGAGGCATGGCTCGATCTCCGCGCGGGAGCCAACATCGCCGCGGCGCGTGGCGCGGGGTTGGCCGTGGGTGCCTACTGCTTCGCGTACCCGCTTCGCCATATCGATCCGAAGCAGCAGGTCGAGCAGTGGATCAAGCGCTGCGACGCCGCGGCGCTAGACCTCGGCAGCATCATGTGGGCCCTCGATCTCGAGTGGCCCCCGCGCGAAGAGTGGCGCGTCGTCGGCGACACGAAGGTGCTCGTGCACCCGTGGTACTCGTGGGGCGTGACCGCCGAGTCGATCGCGGAGTGGGCGCTCACCGCGCTCGCGCGCGCGAAGGAGCTCACCGGTCGCGATTGGCTGCGGTACTCCTTCCCGTACTTCCTCCGCTGCGTCGAAGCCGAGAAGTACCCCGAGCTCGCCAACGGTCCCCTCTGGCTCGCGGACTACTTCGCTGCGGGGCGCTGGCCCACGCCGGAGGAGGTCGCAGCTCAGAAGCCCCCTGCTCCATGGACGTCGATCGCGATCCTGCAGCACGACGGCAACGGTGGGCTGCGCTTGCCGAACAGCGTCGACGCCGACTTCAACGTCCTGCAGGGCGGCGAGGACGCTCTTAGCGAGCTCATCGCGAGGGCGCCGGTCGACAACGCTGCGATCGAGATCGTCGAGGAGACGGCGCCGCTGGTGCCCGATCTCAACGTGCTTGGCGAGAGGCAGATCGCCTCGTACCGTCGCAGCCGCATCGCCACCGAAGGGAGCCCCGCATGAAGAGCATCCGCCTGACCGAGCGGCACGTTCCAGGGAAGCGCCTCGGCCGCCATGTACATCATGATCCCCGGTCGTGGGGGCATCCTGCTGCGATGGCGCCGCGGATCATCTCCGTCATGCACAAGCGGCTCGTACCCGTCTTCGACCAGGGATCACTAGGTAGCTGCTGCGGCAACGCAGCTGTTGGCTGCATCTCCACCGCGCCATTCGCCCATCAGGGGACCGAGAACGAAGCCGTCGACGTCTACTCCGCGGCAACGAAGATCGACGACGTCTCCGGGGTCTATCCTCCTGACGACACCGGATCGAGCGGGATCGCCGTGATGAAGGTTCTCAAGGCGCGCGGTCTCATCAAAGGCTACAGCCATACGTTCTCGCTCGACTCCGCGCTGCGGGCGCTCGTGCTCCGCCCTGGCATCACGGGGCTCTCTTGGCGAGAGGGCTGCGATTCGCCCGATGCGAGCGGCGAGGTCGTCTATGACGGCGAGATCCGCGGGGGGCACGAGATCGAGCTTGCCGGGATCGACGCGTCCGCGCGACGCGCATCAGAGCGCCTCGTGTGGTTTTGGAATTCTTGGGGCGCGTCGTGGGGCGCGGGCGGGATGTTCTCGATGTCGTGGGGGGACTATGAGGCGGCGCTCGCGGACCACGGGGATGCGACGTTCCCGCTCGCGGCTTAGTCCCTTACCAGTCAATAGGACAGACCGCCCTTCTCCACCTTCCAGGGGCTCATCGGTCCGTGCTCCGACTCATCGCTTCTCTCCTTCGGCAACGGACCCGGTCGGCGAGGACTCGGTCGCGTCGTAGGGAGCGGATCCGTTGCATTCGGCCGGATCTACGGCGTCTGGCGTATGCGCCTCGCTTGTCCGCTGCGCGGGGTCGAGGCTGGGGGCCGGAGTTGAACCGGCGACACACGGTTTACAAGACCGTTGCTCTGTCACCGCTTGCACGGAGGCGTCTCGGTTTCCGGGGGCGCCCTCCGGACCTTCGGCCCCGTTCTCCTCCCACTTGCGCATCGACGCGGCGCACGCTCGAGCCTCCTCGACCTTGGAGGACGGACCACAAGCTGCCTCGCGACGCCGCGCCCACTCCTCGACTAGATCAGCGGCGAGCGGGTCTCGTCCGAGAAGGACGAACATCGGTTCGTCCGGATGCGCGTTGGCGTAACAGTCGAAAGTCCCAGGCTTGTTCTTCGTTCCCATGTTCACTCCTTCGGTCCGTTGCCAGAACCATCACCCTCGCCCCCGATCTGCACGTCCGCCGCAACGCGGGACCTGAGCGCGTCCCGCTCGTCAACGAGAGCAATTACGATTCGTCCCGCCTCGTCTCTCGTATCGTTGTCCGTGCCGTTCGACTCCGTTGCCCACCCTCCACCATCGAGGCAGAACGAGCTCCCGTCGCCGTAGCCGTCGCCGTAGCCGTCGCCGTCGCCGTAGCCGTCGCCGTAGCCGTCGAACAGTTCCTCGGAGTCGATTCCGAGCGCGTCGCAGACCCTCATTCGGTGCTCGATACACCAATCCCCAAGGACCTCTAGCGAACCGACATCCGACGAACGGATGAGGACGTCAGGCGGGACCAAGGTGCTTCCTCGTAAGCCTCTTCACGATGGCCTGGACAGTGTAAGGGCGCACACCGAACTCTCTAGCTAGACCCTTTGCCGACTCACCGGCTACGTGTCGTCGACGGATCTCGATTGCCTGCTTGTCGGTCAGCCTGGACCATCGATGAGCTTCGCCTCGTGGGCCACGCTGCCGCCCCTTAGCTACCATGTCTAGAGAGTTGTCTCGCAACGTACCCAAGGACAAGTGCTCAGGTCGCACGCAGCGCGGCCTGTCGCATTGGTGCATCACTACGAGTCCGTCTGGGATACCACCACTCGCGAGTTCCCAGGCCACGCGATGGGCATCCCTTACAACGCCGGCTACTTTGATTCGGCCATACCCATTCCGACTGCAGTGGGCTGTCCATAGCCAACACTCGGTCGTCTTGTCGACCTTGTTCCACAATCGTTCGGCTAGTGTTCTCATTCTGGCCCCAGATGTCGTTCCCACTTCTTCAGGTCGACCGGCCCCGACCAGATATCTGCAACGGATGCAAGCACACTGGCTGCGGCGCAGCGTCCAGCACGGTCTCCTTCAGCGGCCCGTTGGCGAGTTCTCCAAGGCCGTTCTTCGTACCCAGCGGCGGATATTCTTCGCTCTCCGGATGACGATCTCCGGGCCGGCGGGCCCATCCTCTCTAGACACGAGACCGACGAAGATCCAGCGACGATGGCACACCACAATCCTGCATTGTTCGTTCATGATCGATCCCATCTCCTGTTCTGTGCCCTTCATCGTCGTGTGGCCTGGACGAGGACACGAGCCAAAGTGTTTTTGCATCCCGACCCGGTGCAGTGCCGATACTCGAGCGCCTCGTCGGAGAAGAGCTGGACCGCGAAGAGCTCGAGGCGCGCCCACTGCGTCTCGGTGTAGGTGGCGCCGCAACATCGGCAAACCTTGGCTACGGCTGCGGTGTCGCGAGCTTGATCGGTTGCGTTCATCGTCGGCTCCGCTTCGGCTTCGGCTGCGTGGCCGCGTATGCGACGGCGTACGCCAAGGCTGCCGACAACAGTGCGTCGACCGCCCCTTCCTCTTCGCCGTAGAGGAGGTCGTAGGCAACGAATAGCCTCGCCTTGGCAAACAGCGTGCGGCGTGCGATCGACTCCTCGGACTCCTCGACGTAGCCTCTCATGACCGCCCCCGCGGTCGCGACGTCGTCATGGCTTGCGCGATGGTGCGCTCTTGGAGGATGCGTACGCCACGAGCGTTGAGCTCGATGGCGGCCACGTCCGGACATCGCGCGGGACGGGGGAGCGACAACGCGCCAGCGAGGAGGAGGTCGACCTCGAGGAAGCGAGCGAGGATGGCGTCGGTGGACTCGATGATGGCTGGCTTGCCCATGGTGGTAGTAACGGCTGTCGGTCGGCGGATTTCAGGGGTCATCATCGCTTTCGATCTTCGTCCGGTGCTCCGTTGGTATGTCGAGCCAGTCGAGCAGCACGCCAACTTCATGCTCCGCGGAATCGACGCGCCTGGCTTGCTCTCGCAACCCATTCAGCTTGCGAATCAATGCGTTGACTTCGCGTCGGGCCTCGAGGAACGCCCCAAGCGCATGGGCGGCCATGTTGGCATCCGTCCAGCTGTCCCCACGAATGTGCGCAGTGACGCTCCCGGCCGTCACGGTGACGCTGTCGTCGTCATGAGACTCAATCCTCACGGCTTATCCTCGTCGGTCTGCTCAGTCACCGTTGCTCGCGGTCGTAGACACGGAGCCGGGCAACGCCCTTGTCCGTGACCGTGACGCTCCACGTTCCCGGACCGCCTCGCAGATCGATCCATCCGAGTCGCGCCATGTGGCGAAGCGTTTGGTACCGCGTGTGCAGGATCGCCGGCGTTATGCGGCATGGTCGCGAGTCCCGCAGGAGGCGCAAGATTTGGCTGTACCGCTCCGACAGGTCGTCGAGGGCCATTCATCGCTTCTCCTGCCACTCCGGATCGACGAGGCCCGCGGCGACGCAGGCAGCGAACAGGTCGGCCTCCCGACGCTTCAGGTGCTTCCCTTTCGGGCGCGCGAGCGCGTAGAGCCGCACCCACGTCATCAGCGCCTCGGCTGGCCGCGCGTTGGCAGCGCGCGGTCGGAAGGCGTGCGCCATCCCTCGCTGCTCGTGACCGGCCACCTGGATGCATTCGGCGACGCCGTCTTCGGTGCGCTCGCCGCAGAGAGGGATCCCATCTCGACGTGTCGATGCCTTGTCCGTCCGGTGCGCGTTCATCGCGGCGACGATCGCGGCGGCCATCTCCGGCCGGTCGACCATGCCCACGCACACGTCGTCTAAGTACAGCGTGCGCCCGACCGACCGACCCGTGCGCCACCTGTCCGTCGCCGCCTCTGGCGCGTCCCACGCGGCGGAGGAAGCGCCGAAGACAGCGGCCCCAGGAGGCGCGGGGGAATGCGACTCCTGGGGCGTGCCATCACCGGAGGTGGCGTGTACCGGCGTAACGGATCGACTACCCCCAGGCTCCCGCCGATCGTCAGGGTTGGCCGCACGAGAGTCCGAAGGCTCCGCGCGCCCGGGGTTCTGCACCACATCTGCGGCTCGCGGGCAGCCCGCACGAGCGCACTCGCCGAGCGCCGCCTCGAGCTCCGCGACGCGAGCCTCGGCCTCCTCTAGCCGAGAGTGCAGCGAGAGTGCGTTACGACAGAGCTGTTCGTAATCCTCGCTCATGGCTTCTTCTCCTCGGTCGGACCCGCGGATGATGGCGGCGAGGATCGGATCTGGAATACGTCTCCACGTTCCGCGCGAAGCACGCACGGCGTCTTGTCGTCGTCGAACCCGGTATGCCTCACGTAGACCTCGTTACCAACCATCGCAACATCTAGGATGGTCGGATCTGGAAGCTTGATCGTCCGCCCCATCGTCCCAAAGGCCTCTGGCCCTTTGAGGACGTCACCTGGGCTCAACTCCTCGACACGACGAGCCAAGTAGGTCACGGCGACACCTTGATCCGCATCCGGTTCTTCGAAGTGGTCTGCCAGCCGAGCAGGATCGCTTGGATGATCCGCGACTCAGGTACGCCAGCCTTGAGGGCACCGTTGATGCTTGTGCAGATTGCCCGAAGTAGGATGCGGTCCTCGGCGTCGGTCACATCCGAGAGGTCACCATTATTCTTCATGCGGCTTCGACTCCAAGGTGGATTTGTCCTCGAACACGGTCTCCCCGTAGACCTCGCCATACGCTTGGAACTGCGGCATCCCCTCTCTCACTAGGCGCATGAAGCGCAGCATCTTCCCGATCTCCCGACGATCCCCCTTCGCGACCGTGCTCATTCCGGTCCCTGGTCAGGTGCGGCGGGCGATGGCGAGTGCATCAGTCGCTCGAGTTGGTCCTCGAGATCCTGCGAGTCCTCTGGATCTCCCGCGTAACAGTCCTCGCAGACGTGCGGAGGCATTGCCAGGCGATGCTCCTCGTACTCTTCGCCGCAGAGCTCGCACTCGAAGATCGCTTGAATCATGTACCCTCCTTCGAGTCCTCGCCGGATTGCTCCGGTGCCGCCTCTTCCTCGCGCGTCACGAAGAGCTCGAGCTTGCCGAGGTCGTCGAGACCGTGCACGCGGAGGAGCCGCGATGTCAGGATGCAGGCGTTGCACTCCTCGTAGCGTCCCAGCCAGTGGAGGACGTCCGCCAGCTTGAGCAACCGATCTGCGAGGTGCTCACCCATCTCGGCCTCCGTCGGTGCTGGGCAGCTGCACAGTCGGCGTCGGCGAGCCGTACTTGCGCGCGCGATCTCGCCCGAATCCGAGGCTCTCGCCCTTCTGGGGCTTGACGTCGCGATACACGATCGTCGGGAGCGACTCCGTCTTGTCCTTCAGCGGGTTCCCGCGACCCTTCTTCTTAGCCCTGCTGCTCATCGCTTCCCTCCGTCCTCGCCTTGATGGGGTACGCTCATGCGTTTGCCGTACGTCGAAGCACTGCTGCGCGCGCGTCTCTGCGAGCCCGCTCCTGCGCGAGGTGTGTCGCTTGCGCGTTTCGCCGGACGACCGGCCAAGGCGACCGCGTTCCGTGCCGGTAGGCCATCGGACCCGGCCACCAGCCGAAGAGCAGGACCGCGAGCATCGCTCGCGCCCACGCCGGGGTCTTGCCCGCGTAGACGTCCCACTGCTGAGCAGCGAAGCGGAGCGAACTCGCCCGCTTGCGCTGCCAGTTCAACCGCGCACGGAGCCCAGCCTCCGGCGGCGGTACGGGATCGAGAGGCACGCCGATGAGGAGCGCCGGCACGAGATCATGCCTCCACCCCATCTCAATGCAGGCGTCCCCGAGGACCGGCACCATCGACGGGTCCTCGACGGCCAGCATCGCGAGCTCGCCGAGGTGGTAGTCCGGCTTCGCCAGGAGCTCGGAGAGGAGCGCGGTCACGGGTCCTCCGCGGTGCCGTTCGACTCCGAGGTCACGAGAGGCCTGATCGAAAGTTGAGCCCCGTACCCGTCCCCGTCCCCGTCCCCGTA